GGGTGCTTGTATTGGTTGAGAATCTTTGGTCTTCATTGTTATAAATTGGTTCAATTGGAATTTTGAGTTCCCGTGCTAGACGGGCTGCTCTACGAAATTCATCTTTGTAATATGGCTCCCACTGATGTTGCAGGAATACAAACTTTCGAATGCCCATAACATGTGCTTGGAAGATAGACGTAGAGAACGGATATCGAGTTGAATAAATTGTTGCGCCAATAGTAGGAATGCCACACTTAGCAGCTGATGCTATGGCATGACTTACACAATCAATTTCGATCTTGCTATCTGTATAAAGGCTTCTCCCATCACCAATAATCTCACGACCGCGAACAATGACGCAGCCGCCGGGAGCTGATGGATGAGTTGAAGCTTGACTAATTGCACAAGCTATAGAGATAAAGTATTTGTCTGAATCTTTGATATATGTTGGGTCACCTTTTGGACTAGGCATATCCACATTACTTACTTTGCTTTCTTATATTAGGATGAGATATAAAGACATGCGAGGATAAATGGATCAGAATAATTCATCAAAGAATACTAAAAAGAAATATAATGATTTTGATATTGATGGAATAAGGCTTTGGGAAGGAGGCCCTGCAATGCAACAGACATTCCAAATGGAATCAAAGCATGCAGACAATAATGAGTGGCTAAACATAGGCAAAGACATGGTCAATAGCCCTGGCCATTACACATCAGGACGAGTCGAAGCTATTGATATTATTGAGGATGCTGTTGAAGGTGCTCCGTCGAATCAAACTGCTGTCATGCAAGCAAATGTGCTGAAATATCTGCTGAGATTGTGGCATAAAGATAATCCTGTTCAAGATGCAGAAAAAGCTCAATGGTATTTAAATCGACTTATTAATATGCTAAAGTAGTAAAGCCGCTGTTAAGCGGCCTTGTGTCAACATCTTCGGAAGAATAATGCAGTCTTCCGAACTTCCAGAGTCTCGTGGTCTTGTACATGGGGAAGGAGATGTTTATATGTGAAGTCAAGGTCGTGAATCGAGTGCTTGAAATATACGCAGATACCTTCAGATAAATCAGGAACATTAGGTACGTACCAAGAGATAATGTTTAGTGCTTGCCAAGGCTCCAATCCATGAGACACCCAGCTGTTCAGCTCTTCTAAGCGCTGAGCAGTTTTTAGTATGTGATTTTCATGGGCCTCGCATTCCGGTAAACAGACATGGGAATTATTTACTGAGAGAGCGTGTTTCCACATGATAGTCCCATCCTTAAGGATTAGACGATACGGATGAACACGTTTACCTGACGGTAGTTCATAAAAGGATTCAGCCTTAATGTGCTTGGTCATTACACATTACCTCTGTTCTCCTCGTAGTATTCAAGATCCTTGACCCATCCGTCACCGGCAAATTCACTGTAAATGATTCTGCCAATGTCCCTGAAGGTACTATAAAAAAGTGAGACCTTATCAATATCTGTAAGGGTTTGATCTAGGGGTGGTCCGTAGATTAGAAGATTCCAGGTCGAAGGACACACTTGTTCAAATCCATTGGGACCTGCACGCAGCTGCTTGACACGTTTAAAGGGAATACACACTGGATAATCCCAGATAACAGGCTCAGCTCTAAGCAGCTCTGAAGCACTGCTAAAAAAGATAAAACTTTTTATATAGCCATTGCGATATTCAGAAAGAGTTTTCTTAAGCCAAAGTCGATTATCCCGAACAGCACCTTTGGGGGCAACCCACACGTTACCGTGCCAGTGCTCTTGAAGGGGATTGATTTCAATGCTTGGAACTGAAGTTGCATCAACTAAAACCTGTTGAACAGGATCAGAGGTCGGATCAAAGTCAATACTACCCATCACTTGCCGAGCCCGATCAATGAGCTGTGGTGTTGGATAAAGAGGAAGCTTTAGCCCTTTTGCCTTTAATTTATCCGCTAAATTCTTCTGCGAGCGCTCTGAAGCTTTCTTGGCTCCCTCCTGCTTCAACTGCAAATGTTCTTGTTCCAACATCACTTATCAAAGTAATTAATACGTTTTTTGACCAATCATTCGTATCGATCTCCTCTAGTAATGTTCGGAGAAACTCCAAGATCTCATCATCTTCATTGCTTTCAGCGACATGAATGTCAGCTTCAATAGATGACCCAGACATAAACGTTGTCGAATCGTTCATGAGATTGATAACTAAAGATCCAGCTCCTTGCTGTTCAACGCCTGTAATGGCAATATTGACAAGGTCATGGAGTATCAATTCAGCTGTAGCAGTCAAGAATTTCTGTTCTTGCTCTTTCTCTGGTCCAAGTTTCTCAGAAGCAATGAGTCGTTGGATAAGTTCGTTTCGTCTAGACATTGAAATGATTCTTGTTTAAGGATAATTAAATTAATCGTTCTGTGTGGACTTTTTGTCAGTATCTGTAGTCTGGCTTGAATGTCTTCCAAACAACATATCTTCAACTACAGCTTCCCACCGATCGGAGAAATCTGCTTCAGGTTGAAAAATCAGGTCACCTCGTTCTTTAATCTCCATTTCTTTTAGAAGTTTCTCTTGCTCCTTCATGGCCTGTTCAACGACATACTCACTAACTTGTTGTTTAAGAGTCTGCAGCTGACATTGAAGTTCAAAGCTTTCAAAGTATGAGTCAGAGTCAACAAAGACTCCAATCTTCTGCGGAATTAGATGAAATGGATTGCAGCAATACTTATTACCGCATGTAGTTTTGACTCCTGTCATACCTAGGTCACCCCAGGTAAACCACATAGCTACTCTTTGTGGATGATGTTGAGTGCTTTTACTGATTCCTGGCCTTCGCCATGGAAACTGAGGCATTCCAGTTCCTTTAGCTCTGTAACCAGTCCAGTTCCAGCATTCATCTGGCTGCCCAATTTCAACCTGAGACCAGAACTTTAGTGCTCTTTTACGTTCGCGTTTGAGTAATCGATCAATGTCAAAAGACAATCGACCTTCACGAGCAGCGGCTACACAACGAGTACATGCTTGATGACTGTCATATCGCATCGAACTAGAGCTAAATCTCCCAATGGCATGGCCTGAGTAGAGACAGAGGGTCCCTTCCTCAGCGGTATTGGAAAGATCCGCATTTCTTCGACCATATGCATGTCCGCCTACTTTTCTTTTAGGTTGTGATTCAGCCATTAAAAGTCACCTTCTGGTTTAACATGCGTTCCACCATGGTGTGGATACTGCTGTTCAATTGGCAGGGGCTCCATTTGATGATTCAGCTTGTATTCATAACGAGTACTGTTCTCATATTTAATGCGAACAAGTTTTGCTCGTGGCGTGTAGTACTCAGGTGTTCCAACAACAAGAGCTGTTCTTGGAATTGAGTTTTCTACGTTGTTGTTTGGAAGAACTGAAACACGAAGTCCAAGTTTGATATCTTTTGAGTTCATGATATTAATTCAAATATATAATGTCTCTAATAAAGAGTTTAATTAGAAGTCGTTAAGGATGTGATCATCAAGAAGAGGATCATCCTTAGGCCGTTGCCAGATACGTACAGACTTAGATTTGCCTGATACAGAATCTTTGCGTCTAGTGACTAATCGTCTCCAACCCAAAGCCTGTAATACATCTGCAACTCTTCTACCTTCACGCCTTGCTTGATTACGTGGGTCAAGCTCAAGAGCATTCGTAAGAATCTCAGCAGCTGTAACTTCCTCGCGAATAGCTACGTATGAAGCGACTTTATCCATCCAAGGATCTGGATCACCAAATTCTTGAATGTATTCGGCAATTGCTGCAATCTCACCACTATTGAATTCATATCCAACATCAGCCCGATATGCTTTCACTGCCGCTGCCCATAGACTATCACGTTGTTGAACTAATTCACGCCAAGGAATCTGAAATCCAGCACCAATTTCTAATGGAACAAATCGGCGGTTACCGGTGCTATCAACCAAAAACTGGTTACGATTAGTAGTACCAATAAGGACGAACCGACGAGCAAGCTTGCTAGGCAAGGATGCATACGGATAGCGCACTTCATCAACACGTGTAGTAACGAGGTTTTTGAAGTTCTCAATGTTCCGAGTATTAAAGTAGTTATCAATTTCTGGTAGCTCAAGCAGCCATGCGACGTGAAGTCGATACTGCTCTTTCATAAGAGTATCGAGTGGAGTCGTGATCTCAGAAAACAAATCTTGTGGGACTAGGTTTCGAGAGAACTGAGATTTACCTGCACCTTGAGGGCCAACCAGAATTGGTAGCCAAGACATAGAGCAACCAGGATTAAATGCTCGGGCGACTGCACCGATCATCATCCGCTGCATGGCAGTGGTTGCAATCTTGTGGCGATTACCAAGGAACACCTCACCGATACGGTCCCAGTCAGCATGTGGCTTTGCAGTTGCAGAGCAATGATCTAAGTAACGTCGGATTGGACAATAAGAGTTACGAATAGCTGCATATTGAATTGCAGTCTTTACTCGTTGTTCTGGAATAAATACCCCATGTTCACATGAAAGTTTAACTGTCATAAGGTCGAGGTCTTGCCCCTGCAATGCAACAGTCTTGCCCTGAGAATCTGTGTATTCAATACTTGCAGTTAGTTCGTTTTTACGAAGATCATGCAAAATATCTTTTACTTTAGAGACATCACCTTCTCGTTCTTTCGCTAAGTCATCACTAGACTTTTTTGGTCGGCCTCGGCGTTTAACCTGTGTTACATCTGGTAGTGGATCTAACTCAACTACTTCTCCCATTTTTTCTCCTGTGGCGTTATGAATAATTTCGTCAAGATCTGGAATCGGATCATATTCTGTATATCCAGCTGCAGCTCCAACAGCACCAAATCTCAAATCAGATGGAAGCTTGCGCGTCCAATCTGCGTCTTGCTTTTTAGCAAGAGAATAGAGCGTAGTGTGGCCTGAGAATGAACCAAGCCCACGCCATTTAAATGCTGCTGTATTTTCTTGCTTTTCGCCATGATGGCCCCGTAATACCCAGTCAACCCAAGTGTCGAATAAAGGCTCCCCAACACCTGCGCAAGCAGCCATGACTGG